GTTTGAGAGAATTACTTACAACATTCAGGATCGTGCAGGTTTCATGCCGGTATCTAACGACCTGACCGCCGACTCTGACGCGAACATTTCCGCGATCGTTACCGAGTGGCTCGGCCGTGCGAACATTGCGACCGCCAACGAGAAAATTCTCGAGATCATCAAGGCAAAGACTCAGGTCGCTATGGACGGTATCGACGGTATCAAGAAAATTGTTACCGTTACTCTCGGTCAGGCGTACAAGTCCGGCGCTAAGATCATCACTAACGACGACGGCCTGAATTGGCTCGACACTCTGAAAGACGAGACCGGTCGTTATCTGCTTAATCCGGATCCGACGGACTCCGCTCGTCTGACTCTGCGTTGTGGTACGGTCGTCGTACCGGTTAAGGTCGTACCGAATAAGGCTTTCGCCTCTACTGGTACAAAGATCCCATTTGTTATCGGCGATCTGAAAGCCGGTATCCGTAAGTATGACCGTCAGTCTATGAGCCTCAAGGCGTCCGACGTGGCCGTGATCGGAGATTTCAACGCTTTCACTATGAATATGACTCTGATCCGCGCGATCCTGAGAGACGATTACAAGGAGCTCGACGGTGATGCGTACGTTTACGGTTACGTCGATACGACCGCCGCTGACTCGGGAAACTGATCCTCTCGACGCCTCAGTATACCGAGGAAACTCTCGAGGCAATGACTAAGGCTCAACTCTTAGCTCTTGCCTCAGAGTTGGGCGTCGAGGGTGTTTCCTCGAATAATACGAAAGCGGTAATTATCGCCGCAATCTTAGAGAGTCAGTCATAAGGGGGTGACGGTATGGCCGATACAACAACTCAGGTCGTAACCGTCGACGAGGTACTCGCATATTTGGGTATCGACTATACCGACGAAATGACGACCAAAAATATCGAAAGGTCAATCAATACTGCTGATAGTTATCTCAGAGGATCTATTGGGACAGATTATCCTCTCACTGATCCACGGGTTAAAGAATTGGCATTAATAATCGCATCCGACCTTTATGATAATCGCGGTTTATCCTCTACGATTTCCGGTAATACTCGAAAACTCGTAGATGATTTTTCGTTACAATTACGTCTCGAATTAAGGAGGAGATCAAATGGCTAGAACTTACGACCGACCGATTTCCATCCAAAGAATTAACGAGACTACGGAAACTTGGGAGAACCTGTATAAGATCCACGCGTCCATAAATAAGACTAGGAGCGATAATGAGTATCTTAACGCCGGAGCAATCCAGGCTAAAAAAAATCTTACTTTTGAAGTGAGATATTTTGCGGATCTCGAGGATATTTCTATTAACTTACAGTCTTACCGGATTGTCTATCAGGGCGTTCCATACAATATCGAGGATTACGATGACTTTATGTTACAACATAAGATTGTTAAGATCCTGGGGGTATCATATTGACCGGTATTATATCAGTAGATCAGTTAAGCACAGCGATCTCGGAGGAGTTGGAAAATTATAACCGTATTGTCATCCGGGGTACTAAGGACGAAGCTAAAAAGGCTATGGATCGATTAGTAAGGGAGACTAAGGCTAACGCGCCTGCGAGACGACCTCGTTATAAGAACTCAATTACGAGTCGTAAAGAATGGGAGTCTGCGTTAGGTATCGGGTATATATGGTATGTGAAAGGATCCGAGTACCGTTTATCCCATTTACTAGAAAACGGTCATGCTACCCGAAACGGCGGACGTACAAGGGCTTATCGGTTTATTAAAAACGCAAGCGATCCGATATTAGACGATTACGTTACTGCGGTCGAGGAGGTGTGTAAGAATGGTTAAAAATGTTTTGAGAACCGCCGGTTTTGTGGGAGGTAAAACATTTAAAGAAACTCGTTTCTTAAAACCTCCTAAAGAGACTTATGCAGTTTATTTAGACTCTTACTTGAGGCGAGGATCTGACGATCTCAACCTTATAAAAGAGCACAATTACACGATCGAGTTATACTCTTATGCTCCGGATCCAGAGGCGGAAAAACGGATTGAGGAGGCTCTCGACTCGTTCGGACTTGAGTATGAGAAAAATGATCGATACTGGATTAATGAGGAACAGTTATATCAGGTTGTTTATGATTTTGATTTTATCGAAAAATAGACAGGAGGATTAAGATTATGTCTGATAAGAAAAGAGATGCAGAGGTTATCACTCTTGGATCAGGTGATTTAATGATTAAGGAATATACGGGATCTAGTATGCCTAAGTACTCCGATTTTGATGTTACCACCGATCTGCTTGGACGTATTCAGGGCGGCGCCACTTTGGAATATAAGGGTGAATGGTATGATGCTAAGGACGATACCGGCAAGGCGGTTAAGTCAATTATTACCGACGAGGAGGCTACTCTTAAGTCTGGTATTATTACATGGAACGGTAAGACGCTTGCTCAGTTGGTTAGTACTGCACGTGTGAGCGAGGTTAACGGTATCCGTACCGTAAAGATCGGCGGAGTTGGAAACCACGACGGTAAGTCTTATGCGATTTGTTTCCACCATACGGATAAGGTCGACGGCGACGTATGGATTATTATCCGTGCGGTTAATCAGGGCGGTTTCTCTCTTGCTTTTGTTAAGGACAAGGAGACCGTTATCGATGCTGAGTTTAAGTGTTTACCTATGGATGACGAAGGTACTCTTATCGAGTATTCCGAGGAAATTGCTTCTACGAGCGACGGCTGATTGATAATAACAGAAGGGCGAGAGGAGACCAAGGTAGGATCTCCTCCGCCTTATTTTTTGTGGAGGTAACAGATCATGAGTAAGGTATTGAATTTTAATAAAGTTAAGAAAACATATTTAACCGTAACTCTCACAGACGAGAATAATACTACTCTTATGATTGGTACGCCGACTAAGGCGATTATGGACGATCTCGTATCATTACAAGATAACATCGAGAGTATTTCAGATGAACAAGCCGAAGCAGAGGCTACAGACGAGTTATATGGTGCGTGTGCAAAACTTATGAGCCGTAACAAGGGAGGTCTTAAAATCTCTAAAGAGTTTCTCGAAAACCTTTTCGATTTTGAAGATATTGTTATTTTCTTTAATGCTTATATGGACTTTATCGCAGAGGTGACAAGCGGAAAAAACTAAAAATACCTTACTATCCTCTTGAGGAAAGTAAGGGTCATAAATACGAAATAAATACAACCTGGGAGCATTTGGTTGCAGACTATACAGGTCTTAATATATTACAAGTCCAAGAACTCGATTACCTGGACTATTTAATTTATCGGCGAGACGCTTTTATTTACAAAATGTCGCAAACGGAACAGGGGGAGAAATATCTCGATAATGCGTGGAGGCTCGAACAGACCGCGCCTGATCGCGATAGTTTACGTAGCAAATTTGGAAAGGAGGGTTAACCTATGGCGGGAGGTATTAAAGGTATTACCGTCAAAATTGGAGGCGATACGACCGAGTTGGGGAGATCTTTATCTGAGGCCACCACTAAAAGTACAGCGCTACAAAAAGAGTTAAAAGGCGTTAATACTCTCCTGAAATTCGATCCGAGTAACGTTACTCTCCTCAAACAGAAACAGGACTTACTCAAACAGTCAATCGAACAGACTAAGCAGAAATTAAGCGCTCTTATCGAAGTTCAGAAGAAAGTAGACACAGGCGAAATCGAAATGACAGAGGAGGAGTATCGCAACCTCCAAAGAGAGATAGCCAGTACGGAGCAGAAATTACAGAGCCTCGAAAATGAATCTAAAAATTTCGGATCTGTAAGTGCTCAGCAAATCGCTCAGTGGGGCGAGAAAATGAAAGACGTAGGCTCTAAGGTTGAGGACATGGGTAAGAAATTATCCGCATTTAGCGCCGTAACAGGTGTTGTCCTGAGTGGATCTATAATGTCTGCGTCTAATTACGAGGACGCGCTCGCTAAGGTTAATACGATTGCGGATACTTCTAAGGTATCCATGAGCGATTTAGCCGATGAGATTATGGAATTGTCGGATCAGACAGGTATTAGCGCTAACGATATTGCTAATGCTACATACGACGCGATCTCGGCCGGACGGGATACGGCTGACGCGGTATCTTTCGTAAGTAATGCGACCGCACTCGCCCGGGCTGGCTTTACGAGCACCGGATCGTCTATCGATTTGTTAACTACTATTATGAACGCGTATGGCTTATCCGCAAATCAAGTCGGAAACGTATCGGATATGTTGATTAACACACAGAATAAAGGCAAGACTACCGTCGATCAATTGGCGAGCAGTATGGGTAAAATCATTCCTACGGCTAATTCTATGAATGTCGGGCTCGATCAGTTGTGTGCTGGTTATTCGATTATGACGGCTCGAGGCATTGCGACCGCTGAGTCTACTACTTATATGAATAGTATGTTAAACGAACTCGGTAAGAGTGGTACTAAGGTGTCTGACGCGCTTAAATCTAAGACCGGTAAATCTTTTCAAGATTTAATGAAAGACGGTAATAGCTTGGGCGATGTCCTGAGTATTTTGCAGGAGTACGCCGACGATACCGGTCAAGGATTTAATGATCTGTGGGGATCGGCTGAGGCAGGTAAGGCGGGACTCACACTCTTAGCTGGCGGCGTGGATGAGTTTAACGATGCGGTTAACGGTATGAACGCGTCCGTCGGTGCTACGGATGAGGCGTTAAGTAAATTAGAAACTCCTAGTCAAAAGGCTAAGGTTGCTATTAACCAGTTAAAAAACGCCGGAATCACGCTCGGACAGACAGCTCTCTCAGCTTTAGCGCCGACTATCGATATAGTATGTAAAGGAGTAGAAAAACTTACAACCTGGTTTACAAATTTATCACCGGGAGTACAACAAATTATACTTGGTATCTTGGCACTCGTTACAGCATTAGGACCGACACTCATTATAACCGGCAAACTTATGCAAGCCTTGGGAAGTATTATGATGTTGGCACCTAAAATCGTCCTAATGATAAAGGGTATAGGAATTGCGATCAGTGGTATTAGCGCTCCATTCGTCGCCGTAATCGGCGCATTAGTCGGAGCCTTTATTACATTATGGAATACTAACGAGGAGTTTAGGACTAGGATTATCGATATATGGAATGGAATCGTTACTAAATTTACCGAGTTTTTCTCTGGTATTACGGAACGACTCAACGGCCTCGGTTTCGATTTTAAAAATTTCGGAGAAGTTGTAAAGGCTATATGGGTTGAACTATGTAATTTCCTCGCGCCTATATTTGAGGGCACTTTTCAGGTTGTCAGCGCGGTACTCGGTACGGTACTCGACGTACTTACTGGATTGCTGGATGTATTTGTCGCCATATTTACTGGTAACTGGTCCCAAGCATGGACCGGAGTTAAAGAGATTTTTTCCGGTATATGGAACGGTATTGTAGGTATTTTCTCAGGAATCCTTACAGTACTCAAGGATACGATTGACGTTTTCCTCGGTTGGTTTGGTACTAACTGGTCTACGGTATGGACAAGTATTGAAATCTTTTTCTCTAATACATGGACAAGTATTAAGACCTTTTTCTCTACAGCTGTAAATGCGATAAAGACAACCATCACTGTGGTTTTTAACGCGATTTTTCAGACCATCGTTAATGTAATGATTACGATATGGAATACGATCGCGACGATATGGAATACGATAAGCGCGACAGTATCGACAGTTGTTAATGCGATTAAGACCGTTATCTCAAGTATTTTTGGAGCGATTAAGGCTTTAATCTCCGGAGATATGGCGAGCGTTAAGACCAATATCTCGACCGCGTGGAACGCAATTGAGACCGCTGTTATTACGGTGGTAAATGCAATTAAGACAGTTATCACGACGGTATTTAACGGTATCAAGACGGTAGTATCTACCGTGGTTAATAGTATTAAGAGTACAGTAACGAGCGTATGGAATAGTATTAAGTCCGCTACTATAACGGCATGGAACGCGATTAAAACTGCAATTTCTACCCCAATTAACGCGGTAAAGACAGTGGTATCTATTGGGGTTAATGGTGTTAAGACAACGGTCACTGCCGCATGGAACGCGATTAAGAGTGCAACTACGAGTGCTTGGAATAGTATTAAACAGGCTATTACAGGCCCGATTAACTCGGCTAAGAGTACGATCTCTAATACGATTAGTAATATTAAGTCTATCGTTAAGGGCGTATTTAACGGCATTAAGCCTAAATTACATTTGTCTTTACCTCATGTAAGAGTAAGTGGCGGCTCTGCTCCCTGGGGTATCGGGGGTAAAGGATCCTTACCTCATTTCTCCGTAACCTGGAATAAACTCGGCGCAATCTTTAAAAAGCCTACGGTTTTCGATACACGTCTCGGATACCAGGGCGTAGCAGAGGACGGTCCGGAAGCCGTAGCGCCTATTTCCGAGTTAATGAAATACGTCACCATGGCGGTAAATAACGCAGATATCGCCGAGCGTATGGATAAACTCGAATCGATAATCATTACCGGTTTTTCTAATATGAATAGAGGATCTCAGATCGTACTCGATACCGGAGTACTGGTAGGAGAGACGATCGATCGTATCGACGCTGGTTTAGCATCTAATCAGATTTTAAGAGCGAGAGGAGTTTGATATATGGCTGAAAGATTTTTTATCCTGGATAAGTTTAATACGTTTTACGATTGGGATCTTATCCTTACGGCTAAAAACGTAACTCCTCCAGAGCCTAAAACTTATCTCGTAGATATTGACGGTATGGACGGTACCTTAGATCTTTCTGAATCTTTGACAGGATCAGTAGTCTATAAGGACCGTACCGTATCGGCGACTTTTTGGACGGATCATGGAACTAGGGCGGAGAGGGTAAGTCTTTTCCGCTCGATCCGTCAGGCTGTACACGGTAGAAAACTACAGATCATAGAGCCGGACGATCCGGATCATTATTTTTACGGCCGCGTAATGATTAAGAAGGAAGTTAACAATTTAGCTTATGCCGAGATTTCGATCGAGTGTACTTGTGAGCCATATCGATACGCATTAAGTGACACAATACGTCATATCGTCGTTAAAGATGATAGTATCAACATGGTATTTAATAATGACGGTGCTAAGATTATTACGCCGGAAATAAAAATAACCGGATCTATTACTCTATCTTTAGACGAATATACAACATCTTTCGTTGCTGGTACTTATAAGATCTCGGATATTAGGTTGCGTCCGGGCGTCAATATTGTTAACGTTTCCGGATCCGGAGAGGTGACCTTTACATATAAGGAGGCGGATATCTAATGTATAAGATATATGCGGATAATACGCTTATTTACGACTCCACGTTAGAGGAATTAAAACTCGGTAAAGGCTCGATAACACTCGAGATCAATAAGTCTGGATCCTTTACGTTTTCAGTATATCCAGACCATTTTTTTTACGATCAATTTATCCGTCTTAAGACAGTTATTAAGGTGTTGAGATCCGGTAAGATCATATTTCGAGGTAGAATCCTCAAGGACGTTACGGATTACTGGAACAATAAACTTATCACATGTGAGGGCGAGTTAGGGTTTTTACAGGACTCTATCATTCGTCCTTTTACTTTTTCCGGCACGCCTGCGGATCTGTTTGAGAAATTCATCAATGAGCATAACTCTCAGGTTGACGATTTTAAAAAATTTAAGATAGGCACGGTTACGGTAATTGATTCTAATAACTATATCACTAGAAGTAACGCTCACTATGAGACTGCGTTATCCAACCTCAACTCTCGTCTTATAAAGGACTCTCTCGGCGGTTACTTTTTTATTACTCACGGAGAGGACGGTACCGAGGAGATCCCGACTCTTAATTACCTTGTGGACTTTACAAGGACATCCTCTCAAGTTGTAGAGTTTGGATATAACCTTAAGGACTACACTAAGACCGTAAAAGCGGAAGATATTGCCACAGCAATTATCCCGATTGGAGCAGACATTGACGCCGATACCGGCGAGAAACTTACGATCAAGTCCGTAAACGACGGTAAAGATTACATCTGTGATACCGACGCAGTGGCCTTATACGGTTGGATCTTTAAGACCGTGGAGTATGATGACGTTACAGTCGCGTCTAATCTTTTAACGAAAGGACGAGAGTATTTAACTTCAATCGTAAAGCAATATATCACGATTGAATTAAGCGCAATCGACTTGCATTTACTTGACAGATCAATCGAGAGTTTTTACGTGGGAGATTATATCCGAGTTATCTCGAAACCGCATAATTTCGACTCGAGTCTGTTGTGTAATAAACAGACTCTCGATTTACTGAGACCGGATAACGATACTCTTACTCTAGGGCATATCTACTCAACCTTTACAGAAACAATCAGTAAGAATGATGACACAACATCTTTATTCTCAACGGTCACAAAATCAGTTGGTAAGCTGACTGAGAGAATATCAAGATTTAGTAATAGCGTAACTAAGGCTCAGGAGGATGCTAGTACTGCAATTGAAGATCTCGAGACCATAGCCGAAATCGTTACTGAAAACTCGAGAAATATAGCGACTAACACTGATAATATTAGTAAAAATACCGCAAATATCTCCGATATTATTACGCGACTTGAGGCGTTAGAAACTACTCTGAATCCAGAAGATCCGACAGAGTAGATCGTTAACATAAAATTTTTTGAGAAAGGAGGTGCGATTATGACTATTGGTAATATGATAAGTATTGTTTCCTTTCTTTTCGGATCCGGCGTATTAGCAACCTCGTGGCGTTATTTATACGGCCGGATCAAGGAGAACAACCATAAGACCGAGTCAGTACAGTTGGGTGTACAGGCGTTACTCAGGAGTCAAATGATTCACGAGTATAATAAATATCGAGGAAAAGGTTGCGCGCCTATTTATGCGAGAGAAAATTTCGAGAATATGTGGATCCAGTACCATAATCTCGGAGCTAACGGCGTTATGGACGAGATCCACGAAAAATTTAAGACTCTACCTACTGAGCCGCCTAAGAAAGGAGATCTTAACTATGAAGAACGTAAAGACTGAGACTATCGTAAGAACTGTTATTTTGATCGTTGCGCTGATTAACCAGGGGTTAACCGTGGCCGGTAAGAGTCTCTTACCTATTACTGACGAGCAGATTACCGAAGTTATTACCCTGATTATCACGATCGGCGCGTCGGTGTGGGCCTGGTGGAAAAATAACAGCTTTACAAAGGCCGCGATCGAGGCCGACGAGATCAAAGACTCTATAAAAAGGGAGAATGATAGTTATGGCGTATAAAAAGATAATTGATATCTCAAAGCATAACGGCACGATCGACTTTAAAAAGGTCAAAAAGGACGGCGTCGTCGCGGTAATCATCCGGGCCGGATACGGCCGGAATAATATCGACGCATGGTTTAAGCGGTACGCCGCCGGAGCAAAGGCCGCCGGTCTCCCGATCGGGATCTATTGGTTTTCGTATGCTTACACTAAGGAGATGGCCGAGAAAGAGGCCGAGTATTGTATAGCCGCTATAAAGCCGTATAAGATCGCTCTCCCGGTCTTTTTTGACTGGGAGTATGATTCTATGAGATACGCCAAAACAAAGGGCGTAACGCCCTCTAGGGCGCTTGTAACGGCTATGTGCAAGGCCTTTTGTACCAAAATCCAAAAAGTCGGCTATGATCCGGGCGTGTATTATAACCAGGATTACCGCCTTAATTATCTGAACGCCGAACAGCTCGCCGCGTATCGGACCTGGTACGCGAAATACAGCTCCTCGCCTGGGTATGATTGCGATATATGGCAATACTCCGAAAGCGGACGAGTCTCCGGGATCTCCGGAGATGTCGATATGGATTATTTAATTAACGTCAAGCTCCTGGATACCTCCGGATCATCCGGATCCAGTTCTAAAAAGTCCGTAACGACGCTCGCTAAGGAGGTTATCGCGGGCAAGTGGGGCGACGGTGACGAGAGAAAGAAACGGCTCGAGGCGGCGGGTTATAATTACTCCGCCGTACAGCGAAAAGTTAACGAGCTCGTCTCTAAAAAGAGCGTGACCGAGATCGCGAAAGAAGTGATCGCGGGCGAGTGGGGTAACGGAGCGGACCGTAAAAAGAAACTCAAGGCCGCCGGGTACGATTACGACGCCGTACAAAAGAAAGTAAACGAGCTCGTCAAATAAGGCGCGTAAACGGTCGAATTTCGCGTTTTCTCGTTCGGGTAGAGAAACACTCGCGGGCGAGATTAAAACGCGAAATCGGGCGAATATGAGCGTCTGAGGGGTAAGAGAAAAGGCCGGGGATCAGATCCTCGGCCTTTTTTGGTTATTCAATTTCGAGCAGATCCTCGACGGTAACGCCGAGCTCCTGGGCGATCCGGTAAACCGTAAGAGCGGCGGCTCCGTTAATCGGTTTCCGGCCTTGCTCATAGTCTTGTAATGTCCGGAGGCTCACGCCGGAGCGCTCAGCGAGCGCCGCCTGAGTGATCCGTTTATCGTTCCGATAATACGCGATATTGGTCTTAAAGTCGCTCCTTTCGAGCTTAAGTCCGGGCATATAAACCATTTTTTCCGAATAATCTTTTTTCATATCGTAACCTCCTCGATCACTTTGCGTCTTATTCATTCAGTAGGTAACTGTAGGTTCCTTTCGGGTTTTTGACTGTCTCCCATCGTCCAGTTTACTCAAATCGTGCTCACCAGATCGACCAGTGTATAAATGCAATACCAATATTCGTCATCATCTTTTGTTTCATCCATGATGTTGGCAAAGTAACAAATTTCATCGTCCATAGCGTCGTTTCTAGTCATCTCAGATAATTTTTCCTCAACGAATTTTCGCAAATTAGAATCGTAAAACTTGTCCTCTTTTTTCAGATCATCCATTTTCTTTAAAAAGCGCAACCAAGGGCATAAGACTAACAGTTGTTACTCCTCTTAATATGCGAACAGGAGCCGGTACGAGTAAGAAGATTGTCAAGGTACTGGATCGTGGCGCTAAAGTTACATGGTATGGTAATTATACAAAGGTTGGCACTACTCGTTGGTATCTCGTAATCGACGCATCCGGACAAACTGGATTTTGCTCAAGCGTGTACCTTAAAGCATAAGACGCGCTGAGAACCTTTCTGAGACGCTTTTAAGCGTCACCTTAAAGTTGTATCATATAGACAGTAAAGAACTGCTGAGGGCGAAATATGAGGCTCTAAGGCGGTTTCTGCGTGCATAGTCAGACCTCCGGGAGTATAATATCTCGGAGGTCTTTTTTTGTTATATTACAAAAGATACAGAACGCCGATGAACTACTGAAACAGTCCATCGACGTTCTGTATAATGTGTAATAATTAAAAAGACCATTTGATTGTAACGGTCTTATGTTCTCCTATCTCTATTCTATCTATCAAGGCCATAACAACATTTCGTGTTTTTTCAATATCTCCCTCCTCGAGGATTTCGTCCAAAGTATAGAGTCGCTCTTTGATTTCTTCCTCGCTGACGCCTGATGTTTCCTCTCGAATCTGATCGATCTCACGAGTTAAAGTATTAACCTCTCTCGTCAGCAACTGAATTTTATCAGCTACAATCGAGAAATCAATACCTCCGATTGTGTAAAGATCCATGAGTTTTGAGATCTTACTTTTATTTTCTTTGATTCGCTCATTGAAAAATAGGATCTCCTCGCTCCGATCGATAGGATCCGACTTACACCGGATTTTTTCGAAATACTTTGGATCAAAAGTTAATTTTTTAAGCTGATTAAGGAGATATTCTTCCACGGCGACGGCGTGTACCGGGGTAACCGGACAATTACTAACCTTTTTGTCCGGACAAGTGATATATCGGATCCGATGACCATCGGCGCGTTTCTGTCCCCAATTAAAACGCATTTTCCGACCGCAACTCGCACAATAGCAAAGACCTGTAATAATGCTCGTATGCTTATTGAAATTGTACCCATTTGGACAATCCCGCATTGACTCTATGCGAGCTGAGGCACGCTCCCAAAGATCCTCGGTAATGATCGCCTCATGCTGACCATCGTAAATATTATTAACGTGTCGGATTACGCCTGTATAGACTGGGTTTCGTAATATATATTGAATAGTCGGACGCGAGATCATTCCGTAAGAGGAGGTTAGACCGTCAGCCTTAAGATCCGCGACTATACTATAAATCGACCGGCCGTCAACATATTCCTGAAAGATCCGGCGGACGATCCTCGCCTCGTAAGGATCCACGATTAGGAGACCGTTATTGTACCGATAGCCGATCGGAACCTTTGTTGAACCGTGGAAGAGTCCAGATTTTGCGCGTCCTTCACGACCGAGGCTCATACGTTCTTTTATTTGTTCGCGCTCTAGTTGGGCGAATACAGATAATATACCGATCATTGCGCGACCGAATGGAGTTGCTGTATCAAAATTTTCAGTCATGCTAACAAAGTCGACGCTGTTCTCGAGAAAGATATCCTCAATCAGATATAGAGTATCTTTTTGAGAACGGCTCAGACGATCTAACTTATAGACGATAATTTTATCTAATTTACCGGAAACGATATCGTCGATCATCTCCTTAAGTCCTGGGCGTTCGATCTTTGCTCCTGAGAAACCGGGATCGGCATATACGCGGTAAACAATCCAATCACGAGCGTCGGCGTATTTCGTCAGGCGCTCTTTTTGTTCGTCGATCGAGTAACCTTCTTTCGCCTGTTCTTGAGTGGATACTCGGACATACAATCCCACGACATTTTTATTTTTCACAGAAAGACCTCCTTTCTGATACGAACGTAACAGAATAACAAAAAAGCTGTTAACTCTCTATATATTTTATTTTATATCCATATACATCATATATATTATTTTTCTTTAGAATTGAAAATAATTTTATTATTATGTTGCGAACATTCCCAAAAGTCCCAATATTCCGAGGGTTTCGGGGGTAACAAAATGAGTAACAAAAACTTTCACCGCTCCTTGGTTTTGTTATGTTTTTTGTGATATAACAAAAACTCGGGCGGTCGATACTTGTTTTTGTTACTCGTTTTGTTACGCTTAATTCTTATCGAGCGCGGTCGCAATTCGATCGAGCTGGCGAATCATTATCCAATTTTGCTCAAAGATTGCGCTCAGATAACCAATCTTGACTTGCTCCTCAGCCTTTATGCCGGAGAGGACGAGACCGGTTTTCATTAGACCTGTACCAACCAGATTACCCATAATTCGTCGGATCGACTCCGCATCTTTCGGATCAAGGGTTTCGAGGCCGTATTTCCGCATCAACTCGGCAATTTGACGAGCCTCTTTTTCCTCACGTGTTTCCTTTTCTTTTCCGAAAAGTGCCATTGTGAAAACCTCCTATAAGAATATTACCGAGAGTATCTCAGAGACTCCCGGAGGAGTCCTGAGATCTTTTTTTAGCGATTTCTTTTCCTTGCGATCGTAAGGCTCACGCTGATAGAGTCAATTATCGTTTGGACGCTCTCAGCGCTCGCCGGTTTTCCATCGAGTGTGAGTCCCTCTTGTCTGAGTAGGTCGAGAGTCGCATCAATAATTTTTGTGATCTCACGTCGATCTCGTTCGGGGATCGGATAGACCTCTGGTTTTGGATTATCTGTTTTTCCGATTATCCATGCGGGTGAGACTTCTAAGATTTTAGCGATCGATTCAATGATCGGAAGTTTCACGCTTTTGAAATCTCCGTTCTCGTACCTATGAATCGTCGCCTTATGGACTCCTATCTCGGCGGCTAACTCATCCGCGCTCATGTTGAGTTGCTCTCGTCGCTCTTTTATGCGCTTTCCTATAAGCATCATATCCAATATAATCGCCTCCTCTCGGTAACAATAGTATATCGTAAATTATCGCGTAACGCAATAATTTATTACAAACTTTCGCGACTTTGTGGTTTATTATAACCAGGATTAAAATTTTTCTCAAAAAGTGTTGACAAATGCAAACGCGCTCAGTAATATAATATTGTGACGCGAAAACGCGACACACAATTTTGAAGAAAGGAGATGACAACATGGTAAACACGATCAAACTTAAAACGCGTATGACCGAAAAAGAGAAGTCTCAAACCGTGATCGCCGCAGCTATTGGTATTGCACAGAGTACTTTTAACCAAAAGATCAATAATGTTCGGCCTATGAACCTGGATGAGGCGGAACGTATTCAGCATGAGTTAGAGATCCCGGACGCTGAGTTTTGTTCTTATTTTTTTTGTGGCTGAGTCGCGAAAACGCGTCCTAAAAGATCGTGAGGATTGCTATCAGTTTCGGAATATACGCGCCGATGGATCAGTCCTCGAGGATCTTGCCGGGGTAATTGTTCCGGTTACGTCTGAGACGCTATCGGTATTTGAGGAAATCGCTAATCAACAATGGAGGTATTAACTATGTACAAAGTTTCTTTAGGCGGTGTAGAGATCCGCCGCGTTTTTGCACCAAAAAAAGCAATAAGAGGAGCGTTAATTGCTCTTGACGCTAAGATCTTCGATTTTGAAGAGAGACTTAATGATACATCGTACGCAAAATCGACTCGTGCGCTCATGGATCTGAGTGAGATCGTCGGTGAAATTAAGTTTATGTATCTGTCGAGTATTATCAATGCCAGAGAGTATCGGACGCTGTATGCTCATATCACCGGTCAGGAATGTAATGACGATTATTAAATATTTTTGAAAGAGAGGTTAGTATCATGAGCAAATTTGATATCGGCGACAAGGTTTCTTTTGAGACCGGTACAATCGCTATCTATGACGGTAAAGATCTTACCGGTAAGGTCGGTACAGTAAAAAAGGTGTTTGATAGATGTCCCATCGTTCTCGTCGATTTTGACGGCGAGACTTGCAAACTCTCGGAGTTTTCACTCGTCAAGACTAAGGCTCCGACGACGGTCGATTCTAAAGAGATTGTTGAACTGACGCGAGAGGATTTCCACGATCTGACGGTACGATTTACGTCCCTTAAGTATTTTAAGGACCTTGTATCTAAAGATCCGGGGCTTTTCGGCGGTGAGATTGATGACGTTATGATCCACGAGTTTGCGGACGTATCCGGTATTATTCTCGATCTACTCGAAAGAGATCTTTTCGGTGAAAACCTATGATCTCATTATACCGACATCAGGAAATAGCACTTTCGTACTTTCGAACCAATGACGCTTTCGCGCTTTTTGCTGAGCCGGGTTGCGGGAAAACCTTACCGAGCTTATATCGGATACTTGACTTGCTTAAGTCTGGTCAGATTGAGTCCGCTCTCGTCGTCGCTCCCAAGTCGGCACTCGGTGCATGGACTCGAGATATTGAAAAGTTGAGTGACCTCGACGCGGATCTCATCCGCTCCGCTCTCTCCCTTATCAATTATGACAAGGTTTGGAGGGGCGGCGATAAGAGCAAGTTTAACCGCGAGTACGGTTGTATTATTCTCGACGAGTCGCATAACATCAAAAACCGGACGAGTCAGAGAGCTAAATTTCTCCTCTCGATAGGGTGTCTATCCCAGGCAAATTACATATTGACCGGTACGCCGATTGCTAACGGCGCTCTCGAGGATATTTGGTCTCAATATACTTTCCTCGCTCCTTATAAAGACAGGGGTCGGATTTACGGTAATATTTGGCGCGAAGAGTGGACGGAACGAGAGCCAGGTAAAACTTTTAAGGGATCTTATCAAGAGTTTCTCGATCGCTATTGTATCCTCAATATGTATCATAAGCCGAGTAGTTATGTCAGAGTCCGAGAGTTACAAGAGATCATTTCAAAGTACTCGTACAGAATTAAGAAACGCGATTGCTTGGATCTCCCGGACAAATTACCAGACGAGATCGTAAAGGTCGATCTCATGGAAAAGAGCCTTTATAAGAGACTCTCGACCGAGAGCGCGATCCTCGAGTATGAGATCCTCGCTGATAATCCTCTAAACCGTCTTATCAAACTCCGGCAAATGTGTGCCGGTCACATAATGACCGATCAAGGGTTGATCGAGTGCAAGTCCGAGAAACTCCAAGCGCTCGAGGAGATAATCGACGGATATCCGGAGGATAAAAAACTCGTAATCTTTGCCGAGTTTAAGTATTCGATCCGTAAGATCTCGGATTTACTGAAAAGGAAAAAGATCCGGTTTATCGTCCTCGACGGCGATCAAAAGGATAAAACGATTTGGAGGCAATTCCAAACAGACGAGAAAATCCGAGTGATTGTCTGTCAGTACAAGACCGCGAACTCCGGTATCGATCTATACGCGAGCGATACGATCATTTATTACGAGCCGACGACTCAGAGTATCACGCTCGAACAGAGTCGCGATCGGATCCATAGATCCGGACAAACTCATGCTTGCTCGTATATCCATTTACTGACGACCGGGACGGTCGAGGTTGCGATCTATCGCGCTCTCGCCGGTTATCAGGATTTCGGAGAGAAACTCTTTACCGAGTATATGAACAGTTACAGAAAATCTTTTACGAAATAGGAGGCTAACCAATGAAAACAGTTAAACTCTTGACCGATATCCTGAAAGCGTCAGAGAAACGCGATCAGGGCGGTAAGAAATCGCCGTTTATGTACGGCGAAACAGAAAACTCGATCGCGATCGCCGTCGAGGGTCATTACTTGGTTTTTTGTAGAAAAGACCGGTTTTATCTCGATCTCGAGAAATGTTTCCCGAAACAAACGCCGCTTGATCTGAGAAAGATCATGTTTGAGGATCCGGATTACGCGCTCGACGCTTACGATACCGGAATGACTCGCAAGATTGCGGACGGTCGAACGGTAAAGATCTTTGAAACCGAAAAAGCGACGATATGGATCGACGCGAATTGTTTCCGATATTTGGATCTTGACGGTGCGATCTTCTTTAAGGGAACTGAGAAAAATAAACCGCTTTACGTTTATGAGGACAGTAACCTCGGCGAAATGCTCGTCGGTATGATCTCCCCGGTTAATCATAGTTGAGGAGGTCAGATCATGAAACATTGTATCGAGTGCGGTTGTCTCATGCCGGATAAGCATATCGGCGACGTTTGCGAGATCTGTCAGGACGAGCGCGGCGGTACGGTTTCGGATCGTGTCAGAGAGGAGGCGAGAAATTGCAAGTCAGGATCTACGATATCGAGGTATTTTCGGACGATTGGATCGTCGACTTCCGGGATCCGGAGATCGAGGACTCACACGTCGTAATACATAACGATAATTTTCACCTGAAAGCGTTTCTCGAGCAACCGGATCTTGTGATCGGAGGTTTCAATAATAAACATTATGACGATTGGATCATTCTAACAATGATACTCGGAGGTTCAAACGTTGAGGTCAAACGTCATAACGATTTTATTATCGGAGGCGGTAACGGTTGGGAGTTTCCCTTTATTCAATATCAGAAAAAACCGTTTAATAGTTTCGATCTGAGAGACGATATCGCCGACAAAGGTCTCAGCCTGAAAGCGGTCGAGGGTAACTTACATTTACCGATCGTTGAGTCGTCCGTCCCGTTTGATATCGACCGGCCTCTTACGCCGGAGGAACTCGAGGAGGTTATCGCCTATTGTAAGAACGACGTTGACGCGACTTGTCGTCTTTACCAAGAGCGCAAGACGGATTATATCGACTCAAAGATCCTCGTCTCTCAAATGTACGGCGTCCCGATCGAGGAGGGTATCGGTCTTACAAACGCGAAACTCTCGGCGAGAGTCCTAAACGCGAAACACGAAAGCCGGGACGACGAACGAGATTATCACGTTCCGGAGTGCCTCGATCAAGATCTGATCCCGGCGAAAATCCTCGATTTCTTTATGCAGATCCGAGACCTCTCGATCCCGGCGACAAAACTTTTCGGAACCGGAAAACAAGGGTCTAAGGGTATGACTCTTGACGTTTGGGTCGAGACGGCCTCCGGCCGGTGTCCCGTCACTTATGCGTGGGGCGGCGTACACGGTGCGAAACCGGCTTTTACCGCTGAGGCGACGGCCGAGCGTCTTATCGTCAATTATGACGTGTCGAGTCTGTATCCTAACTCAATGATAAATTTCGGATATTGCTCGCGCTCTATGGAGGATCCGGACGCTTATAAGAAACTCGTCGCGACGAGGCTTGAGGCAAAGAAAGCCGGAGAGACTGAAAAGGCGACGGCGTTAAAGTTGGTCGTCAATACCGTTTACGGCGCTATGCTCAATCAGTACAACGATCTCGCGGATCGTCGAGCCGGTCGATCGGTTTGTATCACAAATCAATTAGCTATGACTCAGTTAATCGTAATGCTTGCGAGCCGGTGTCAGACGATCGACTTTATCAATATCAATACTGACGGCCTTATGTTCTTTATCGACAAAACAGAGGATACACTCTCGAGCGAGATTGTTTCGGAATGGTGTCAGATTACCGGTTTTGAAATGGAGCGAGACGATTTCGAGAAAGTCATACAGAAAGACGTCAATAATTATATCGGGATCAAGGTCGGCGGCAAAATGAAAACAAAAGGCGGTTTCGTCTCGCTTTATAAGGGTGGTAACTTTAAGACGAACTCTCTCCCGATTATTGATAAGGCCGTCGTCGAGTATTTGGTAAAGGGAACGCCTCCGGAGGAGACGATCCGATCTGAGACCGATATCTTTCAATTTCAGAGTATCGTCAAGACCGGCGGTACATACGAGGGATCGTATCACTATATCAACGGCGAACGAGTTGAGATCCAAAAGGTCAACCGGGTATACGCCGTCAATAATCCGATTTACGGTCAGATCGTCAAGGGTAAATGGATTACTGAGAAACGTAAGAAAGATAAGGCGACCGGAAAAATGATCTCCGAGCCGGTGGATCCTCCGGTTTGGCAAGAGTCCACAATACCGGAGTGTCCCGATCACGCTTTCGTTGATAACGAAAACACTCTCGCGATCGCCGATCTAAATCTAAGTTACTATATCGAAATGGCAAAAAGCCGGATCGATAAGTATATAAACCTCGATCGCAAGGTCGAAAACAAACTCAAAAAAATACAGGAGGTTATTACAATCATGGCAACAGAAAAAGCCGCAACCACAACCGAGGCGAACGTCCTCAATGTTTATCAGAAACTCGCTCAGGCGAGAGCGAAATTTCTCGATACGCCGATTAAGAAATCAGGTATCAACCGTTTCGCTGAGTTTAAGTATTTCGAGTTGGAGGATATCGTACCTCCGGCGACCGCGATCTTTAATGATCTCGGCCTGATCCTCGTCGTATCGTTCGAGGAGGGATCCGCGATCGGTACTCTCGTCAACGTGGACGCTCCGGATCAGACGATCGTTTTCCGCTCTCCTCTCGTCGATCTGACAACCGCCGACGGCAAGTATCCGAACGGTATGAACTCGGTACAGGCGCTCGGAGGATCAGAGACTTATCAGAGACGTTACTTGTACATGGTCGTTTTGGATATTGTCGAGGCCGACTCTTTCGACGCCGGATCCGGAAAACCTGATCCTGAGACCGGTAAAGCTAAGAGCGTCAAAAAGTCAAATAAACCGGCAAGCGAGCCCGAGCGCAAGGCCGCGAAAGAGAATTTGATCGACTCTGACGGCTCAGCGACCGAGACTCAGATCAAGGCGATCAAGAACGGTCTGAAAAAGCTGAGGGCAAAAGACGAGAAGTACGAGCCGTTTATTACCGAGAGCGTCAAGGCGATCAAGGCCGGACTCAAAAAGACCGCCGCCGAGGATCTGCTCATCGAGATCGGCAATAAGGTTGAAGAGTAATATTTTTATTTGATCGTCGCGAAAACGCTATATAGGAGGTCGCGTTATGTATTTGAATGTTGTTTGTCTGAAATGCGGTAAGACCATTCCTTTTCAGAGTAAAGTCCCCTATTCTGTTGACAAGGTTTCCGAGGGGTGGAACTTAATTACTGACGAAAATAATGGTCAGATCATCAGTGTGCGAGGATCTGAGATTGTATCTATTTGCTCTCAGGATACGAGTAAGGTCGAATATAAAAAGCCTTATAAAAGAAATAACTCAGGTAACAGAAATAAAAGTAAGAAACCTTTTAAGATTGAAGTTACCGAGTCTTAAAAAGAAATGGAGGATAACCAAAAATGAGGACTATTGTCAATCTGAAAGAAATATTAGCCGCTCACTCGCTTTGGTTAAGGAATGAGGGTGGCGAGCGCGCTAACCTGAGTTGCGCTGACCTGAGTTGCGCTAACCTGAGTCGCGCTAACCTGAGTCGCGCTGACCTGAGTTACGCTGACCTGAGTTGCGCTGACCTGAGTCGCGCTGACCTGAGTTACGCTGACCTGAGTTACGCTGACCTGAATGACGCTAACCTGAGTCGCGCTAACCTGAGTCGCGCTGACCTGAGTTACGCTGACCTGAGTTGCG